CTTCGGCTTGTTCGCCTAATCCTCTCTGTGTCATCAACTATGGATGTATTCCGACAAAGGAAATTCGATCGATCTGGTCTGATCTCCTTTCGTGGCTTTATGATCAAAGCTGTCGGTTGGCATTGTCAAGATAAGCTAGAGAGTAATCTCAAAGCCTATTTTGCGGATATGCTCATCCGTACTGCTCCGTTGTCAGAACGAAGCAGCGGTGTAGTGGAAATTTTCCGTGGATCACTAAATCGCTATTGCCGACTTCTCGTACTGAGAGGCCGAAATGGTGATAAAGTTAGTCTTACTTTTATTCGGAGCTTGCTGGAGTCTAAAAGACTCTGGTTCCAGCTTTCTGAGATTAAAGAAAAGAAATCCATGGAAGATCATAAACGTAGGTTGGGCACAGCCCTCCCTCCTCTGTCCCGTGAAAGCAAGAGATGGCTAGAAAAGGCCACCGATCTTGTGTTCAAGAAAGGGATAGAGTACGTTCCTGGTAATCCACTTCCCACAAGAAGTGCCGGTCTCACTGTCAGTCGGGCTTGGGGAGGTGCGTTTGAGAAATATTCTCTTAACGTACCCCTTAGCCTTTTTCCTAATGGACTGACAGGAATCGAATTCACTGAGGTCGACTACGAAATAAGCCCCGTATTGGGCATTCGTGATCGAGCTCGCGTATTCGATGAGACGCAATGTTTAGCCTTTAAGCTCATGTCTGAGGGCGTGAGGAATTGTGATATTCTATGCGATACAGCGTACCGATATGAATCCACTTCTCTTCGCGACATCATGAGAGCTCAGGGCCAGCATTCGGTTCGTTATCAGTCTCTTCCTGAGCCTGGTAAGTTCCGAGTGATCACAGCTGGACCTGAATCGCTTTACACTGCAGTTCGGCCAGTGCAACAATGGATGCTCGGAGTTTGGAAAAACTTTAAGCTATCCACTATGCACGCCTCGTGGGTTGACCGATTCCGTCAATCGGTTACATCGAGTGATGGGGGGCTCTTTGTTAGTGGTGACTATGAAGCTACCACCGACTTGTTAGCCGCTGAGTCAACACAGGTCATTCATAACCGCATCAAAGCCAACGTAGTTGGGCTTCCGGTGCATATGGTAAAATGGATGGACTGGTGTCTCAAGCCGGCGACAATAGAGTACCCCGACGGTGATTCTGTTGAGATGAAGAATGGACAGTTGATGGGAAATCCCCTTTCATTTGTCTATCTTTGCATCGCCAACCTTTCAACGCTAATACGGACCTTTGATCAAATTGGTCTCGGTATTGATGATATTGTCGCCCTCATTAATGGGGATGACATATTCTTCGAAATACCGTGTATGGCGAGGGGTTGGCCGATGGACATCTCAGAACAGATTGAATTGTACAAGAAATGGAAGGCATATGCTAGTGAGTTGAATCTTCAACTCTCACTCGGAAAGAATTATCTCTCCTCTCATATTGCCATGATCAATAATGTGATGTTCGTCAAGGACGGTACAGAGATTCAATATCTCCGAACTGCCTTGTCAATCGGACATCGCGTCAAATCATCTCCATCAGTTAGTGTCGACACTATGTCGGGGGTAGAAGAGAAGTTATTACTTCCCATCCGCCCTGAAGCAGGTTTGGAACTGATCCTCAACTTCCGGAAACGTTTTCGTTCTGAACTCGTTACCATCAAAGTCAAGGGTCTCCCAGACTTCACACCAAACTGGTTCTTTCCAAAGTCCCTTGGTGGACGTGGATTAAAGAACTACTTGGACAAACCTGTGGAATCTTCCGTCGCGCAGAGACGGCTTGCGGGATTCCTCATGCGAAATCCTTTCGAGCAGTTCAAGTTTTCATACCTGAGTACTCGTAAAGAATTACCGCGAAGTGTGGAGTTGGCCATCAAGGATGTTCAGGCAGTTTCAGCCTTTGAACGTTCCCTTGATATTGGACCACTCACAGTTCATGAGGATCTCGACTCACATCTCGACAGCATGCCTTCCAGATTCCTTAGGAAGCATCGCTGGGTGCGTGATATTACGCGTCCGAAGAAGACGGTGACTCTCAAAATGCCGAAAAGCATTCTGGAATCATCGTACATTCCACCCATGCGTACAATACTCGCGTACCGCCCCCCGAATTTTAAAGTTGCGGGTGTCGAGACTACTTGGCCGTCAGTTAATACTTTACAGGGCCATCACTAATGATGGTCGTTCTGGTCGAACTGGACCTTAAACGTAGTCGTGCGCCGCGTAGGCGACTGGAGGCGACAGTAAGAGTAAGTCCCATATCGGGCATCCCAATGCACTCCGGGGGGAGTTCAGTTAGGCGTGATATCTGTCCAGTAATGGATGGGCGACCATTTTCTGAACTCTAACGGGGTATCTGGTGATTTATGCCAGAGACTGAATACCAACAATGGCGTTCCCATTAAAATTCAGTGAGTTCCCACAGATCGTGGTGCGGTACTCTGAACCGTGAAAAGGCGATTTGATCAATCTGCCTCTCACGCTGTAAAGGTGTGAGTTATTTGTATTCCCAAACAAACTAACTCAACGGTTAGACCTAAACCGCAAAAGGTCAAGAAGTCGAAGCAGCAGAAGAACAAGTCTTCTCCTGTTCCGAAGGTGCGCACGCTTGGAATGATGGCTGCCTATGGAAACTATGTCTCCAATGGCAATTGCCTCACTTGCGTGGGTAGTAAAGGCGTTCCCAAACGCCTGGGCATGGAAGGTACGCGCTATGTCGGAAGCCAATTTCTTGTTGGCGTCGTCACAGCTGCAGCAACCAGTGCCTTGTTCGATGGAAGCGGTCTCGCTGATATTATCAGTGTTAACTTGCTTGCGCTTGATCCCGATAGCCTTAATGGCCGTCTGGCAGCAATTGCAAATTTGTACCGACTCTACCAGTGGAAGCATATCCGTATCGACTATGAGTCAGCGTCATCGACAGCTACAGCCGGGGCTTTTGCCCTGGGTATACTGGCGTCTCGCGCGAACACAGCCGACGGAACTGGGGTTGAACCTACGACATTCGGTGCAGTCCAAGACTGTAATCCAAATGTTGTGGGGCCATATTATGGTAATCTTTCTCTTGATCTCGCGATCAATGAGGAGGAGCCACTTATGTCCACTGATTCAACCACCAGTACTGCTACCGCAGGTCTGAACAATTATTACCTCTCTGGCTGGCCGAACGTTACTTCGTCCGGTGCTACTGCCAGAGGTTACCTCCGAATCACTTATGTGATCGACTTCTACTCTCCTTGTCCTACACAAGGTATCTCGTTCGTCAGCCGGCTTTTCAATAAGCTCACGGTTGACGAGAAGCGAGAGCTACTCGCCCAGAGCGGTGATGACAATCACTCCACTCGTTCCTCACGGAAGGAGTGGGATGTTGTGTCGTCAACGTCTCGCAAGTAGGGGACAATTGGGTAGGAGCGTTATGCATTATCCCTTGCATAATGATACGGAATTAATCTACCGTACCCCTCCAGATTGGGCAGTATCAAGTCTGTAAAACTTGACTTTGTTGTAGAGCAGTGAGTCCGTTTAGTACGTGACGTTGTCAAGTGATC